CAAGATTTCTTGCCCGATGCTCCTCACGGAGATTCCTACCGGGACTGCGCTCATTTTGACTGATTACACCCATTCATTCCGCGTCAAGGTGGTCAAGCAGACCACCTACAACTGGGGAACGAACCTCTGGGTGGATAACATCAAGAACTAATGAGGCGTCTCGAAAGGAAGAACGACTACGCTATCAAGCGCGGCTTCCGATGGCTCGCTGCCGTGGAGAACAAGATTACCGAGCGCGGGATGTTGGCGATGCTCTCCGATAGCCTCGCTTTCGCACTTGAAGTCCACGATAACGTACACTTCGGACACCGGACGACCGAGAACTCATTCGCTTGGGGACTCGTGAAGGACGGGACTCTTGTGGCGTATGACGTTAATGAGGGTCACCACGGCTCAGGCGACGCGGCAGAGCAATTAAAAAGGCTCGCTACGACCATGCCGCCTGGTAAGTGGGTTGGAATAGTCCTCGCCGACATGACCGCCGAGAGGAAAGACAGAAAGAACAAGACCATCGCCTTTGACGAGGGATACGAGAACGAGGTTCTCATTATTACAGAGGAAGAAGCCAAGAGTAACTATCCGCAATACTTCAAACGCTAAAGCGAGATGCGCAACAACTTCGACATATCCGACATTGAGTCTTTGGTATCGGCAGAGGTTCGTAAACTTGGTTTAACGAACGTCTGGAACAACCGCCCGAAGGCCATTGACGAAGCCACTTCCGACTTCGTTGTAGTCAAGGTCACTGGCGGAGTCTTCGACAAGGAAGCGTATGGGCATTGTAGAGTAGTCCTTTACCTCTATGCGAGAGACATAAAGGAGAAAAAGAACTCGAAGAAGCTCTCTGTTATGCAGGGAAAGCTCAAAGACCTTCCTCTCTGGATAGAGCCTTTACTTCTCACCGGAAACCCAAGAATTATTGGAGATACAGCCGACGACTTCGGATTTCACGTGCGCATCATCAATTACAAAGCATTCATTAAATCGAAATAACTATGTCTGCAACACTCACTCACGCGATGCTTGACGACCTCCACATCGGCAACGCATCCCTGTCTCTGCTCGCTTACAATTCGAGCGGTGTTGACATCACCAACGGCCTCGATTTCTCTCAGGCAGACCAGATTTTCACTCTCGAAGGAACCTTCAACCTTGAGAGTGACGACCCGACCAGCACTGACATCAAAATCGACCAGCACCAAGAGGTTATCGACACCAGCATCGACAAGGGTGGCAACTGGCGCATGACGGGTAACATCCCCTCCGTCGCCAAGGCTCTCCTTGAGTACTTCTTTACCGAGGGCGCTACCATCGCCGCCGGAACAGCTTCTTCCCCGAAGGGAGTTACCGGAGCCGAGGGCACGTTCTATACCGGCGAAGGCTTCTTGGCTACCCCCGAAACCGTCGAGGTTACCATCCTGGCCGAGTCCGAGTCCAAGAACACCGCCATCCTCTTCCCTCACGTGAAGCTGATTGTGTCCAAGCCCAAGAAGGACGACAACGACAACCCTGCTTACCTCTCTTTCGTGGGATTCATCCTTCCGAACCCCTACAAGAAGGACAATGCCTATGTGGGCGACTTCGCCGTGCTCAAGGCCACCGCTGCTCCGAGCAACGGTTAATCAATTAACGGACAAACCTGAACCGAGGGGCGGGGTTAATAGCCCTGCCCCTTTTTAATAAGCAAGCCAATGAATCAACCAGAATTAGCGACCCGCGTAGCCCTTACGCAACTTGAGTCAAGCAAGAGTGAATATATCACCATTCCAGGCTCGAAAAGGCGCATCAAGATTGAGTTCTTGCACGACTATACCGTGCAGAAGATTACCGAATTGCTTTTGGAAAGAGAGGAGATGGAGAAAGTGGCGAAGGATGGCAACCCAGACGACGTAATGCGCTCCGCTGTCAAACATCCATACTTCTCTGTCAAGATGGCCGCAATAGCGGCATTGAACGACCCGCTCAAGATAGCATTGTTCTATCCAATACTATGGCGTTGGTGGGCGTTCGTAAGGAAGATTAACGAATCGCAGATGGCATCGGTGACGATAGCTATTCAAAAAAAAAATAACGGCGTATTGCACGATGTACTATCAGACTATCACGTGCTGGAAGGGTATGAGGACGGATATGATGAGTCTGACGAAGGGAGAAGTAGAGCAATTCCTTCGAGAACTCACGCGGGAAGGATAGCTGCGTTCGTCAAGGATTTTCCTTGCTACGGAGACACGAGGTGGATTCCGTTCGTTGGGAGAATCACAAACTACACTGCGAGGTGCGTTTTGACGGTCTCACAGATACAGATTATGCAATCTGACCTTCCTCATACGCTCTACAAGCACGATAAGGAAGGGAAGAAACGCGATAGGCCCGTAAGGGTCAACAAGAACGATAGGGCCTTCAAACTCCAAGAGGAGGCTATTCGTAAAGCCGAAGCAAGACGAGAGGCAAAACGAAACGGAGAAGCGCCTTACACTATGGATGAACTATTTAAGTAATAAAAGCTATGCCTGGAATAGAGGAACTACACTTTGAGGTCGTACTTGATAAGGACAAGTTTCTAAAGGATATTGACGCAATCCAAAAGGTTGCGGCGAACTTGAATAATACGCTTACCAATTCGCTTAATCTAACGAAGTCTGTTGGTTCCGGCATATCCGGTATGGTCGCTCCGCAGACTCAGTATACGCAAGCCGTAGAAAAGACCAATACGGCACTTAACGGAACGAGCAACATTATGCGAACCATATCCCAGCTCACGGGTGTGGCTTTCGGCGTTGTTGGTCTCCGCAGGTTCACGGCAGAGCTCATACAGACTGCTGGTGCATTCGAGGTACAGAAGGCTGCTCTTTCCTCTATGTTGCAAGACGCGGAGAAGGCTGGAGAAATCTTCGATACATTGCGCCAGAAGGCTCTGGAGTCTCCATATACTTTCCAAGACTTAACGAAGTTCGCGAAGCAGCTCATCGCATTCAATATCCCGGCAGACCAACTCGTAGAGACAGAGCGCCGTCTTGCAGATGTGGCGGCTGGTCTTGGTGTCGATATGGGCCGTATTATCCTTGCTTACGGCCAGGTAAAGGCCGCTGGGGCATTGAAGGGCCAGGAACTCCGTCAGTTCACGGAGGCTGGCGTTCCTATCCTTGAGCAACTTGCCAAGCAAATCGAGGAGGTAGAGGGACGTACCGTATCTCTGTCAGAGGTATTTAACCGCGTTACGAAGAAGCAGATTCCGTTCGAGATGGTAGAAGAAGCCTTCAAGCGAATGACAGACGAGGGCGGCAAGTTCTATAATATGCAAGCCGTACTCGTTGAAACCCTGCAAGGTAAGATAAGCAAGCTCCGCGACGTGTGGCAGCAAGTTCTCTATGACCTCGGTATGGAGAATGAGGGCATCTTGAAAGGTGCGGTAGATTTGGTAACTGAGCTTGTACAACACCTCGACGAACTTGGGAAGCGCATACCGCAGCTTATTGCTATGTGGGGTGCTTACAAAGTCGCTCAAGTTGCGGCAGAGGTTGCAACTGGGAATTTCGCACTCGCTAACCACGGATTACTAAACACTCTCGTTAAAATCGGAGCGTGGATTGCGAAGAACCCGTATGCTATCCTCGCTGCGGCGGTAGCTGGCGTTACCATTGAAGCAATTCGGTTTGGTAAGCAGATGTACGATGACATCCACAGGGAAGAAATTGCGCAGAAGCAACTTAACGCCGCACTTAAAGAGGCGTCTACAAACATCACGGCGGAAAGAACGGCTCTTAAGGAGCTCGCGATGGTAGCAGGTGACGAGCTAAAGACGATGGATGAGCGTCAGAGGGCTATTGATGCAATAAACACGCAATACGGCGAATACCTCAAGAACCTCGGCATCGAGAAGGTTTCTATTGATAACCTTGGTACGGCATACGATAAGTTAACAACGGCTATTGGACAGAAGTACCTCGCCGAGCTTAAGGAGCAGACAGTTGGTTCTCGAACCTCGGCCCTGGCGGATGCTCGCACCGCATTGGTTAATTACAATGCCGACTTCTTGAAAAAGCACCCTATTACTTGGAGGGGCAAAACGGACATGGCTGGGCCCGGAGGCGTTGGGAAAATACTCGGAGAAATCGAGGCTATGCTTATTAATCACCCGCTGTTTGATGAGGAGGCGGCCACCAATGCAATTGCCAACATATACAACCGGTATGGCGTCAGAATAAAGGCTGGTAGCGATGAGGCTGGCGACCTTTACCGCGTCGCGAGTGACTACGTTATGGCCGCAAGACTGTTGCGTAACTCAGAGAGCGATTTTAAGAACTTCGCGGACGCATACGGGTTGGCAATCGGCGGAGACAAGAAAACCGCAGCTCAGGCACCAAACCAGTGGGGTAATGATTGGAATCCAGTTGGAGGCAATAAGAGCGAGCTAAAAATGCCGTTTATCGACATAGACAAGGCAATGGAGGAGGTAGACAAGGAACTCATTGCTATTCTTGCGCAAGATACGAAGGAACTTGATGCTGAGTTAGACAAGCGCTTTAAGGCAATGAAGTCCTTTGACGATTTCATTAGGAATTGGCAAATGACTAAGAATGTCCCAGAAGGAGAGGGCGCTGGATTCAAGCTGACGAACATTATTGGTGATTACAAGGAGAAGGATGCAGAGATACTTAGTGAATATACTGATAGGCTACGTGAGCTTGGAGAAGCGTGGGGAGAAGGCACCGCTACTTTTGAATCCAAAAAGGACGATTTGGACGATTGGTTTGACACAATGAACAAAATCAACCGCTCGAAAACGGTAGAGAAGATTAGAAAACTCGGCCCTGAGTTTTTTAATGAGCTTATGAGCGGATACGACCTAACTAACCTTAACGATAAGACACTTACACAGATAGAAGAAATACGGGATGCCATTAAGGAAATCGAGCTGCCTGTATGGGTGAAAGAGTATCTAATGAATAATGGATTCCTTGATGCGCTCGATAAGTTGGAAGGCTCCATTAAGAAAAAAGCGGAAGATACAGACGAACATTCCCTTTCTCCGGCCGAACAAAAGGAGGTGACGAAATATGTGTCAAAAACTGCTTCTTTCCTCGGAAAAGCAGCCAACCACATGAAGGAGCTCGCAAAGGCGTCTGGTAACGTAAAACTCGAAGAGTTCGCGGAAGCCGTGTCTGGTTTAAGCAATATTGTCGGCTCGGTTGCGGCCGCATACCAGACTGGCGGTGTTTGGGGTGCATTTATCGCAGGTGGTATATCTGTGTTTGACACATTTATAGAGAAAGCGACAGAGGCCGAGACGCAAGCAAGAGCCC